CAGTTAAATCTGCGTGCATCGGTTGTCCTTTTCATGATGATAATTTTTGGATTGATATGAAAAATAATAGACCAAAAGAATTTGCAAGTGCTGTAGAATTTGATAAAAAGATGCGCATGCATAACCCTAAAGTAAAAAACTTTGTGCACAGATCTTGTGTGCCTTTAGATGAAGTAAAATTTAAGGGTGATGATCAAATAGATTTATTTAATCAAGAATGTGAAGGAATGTGTGGTGTCTAATGACTGATAAAGATATGTTTGATGATGCATTTCCACAAGATAAACAAATTGGAGGATCACATTACAAACACTTCCATATTCAACCTTATGAATTTATTTCAAAAAATGAACTATCGTTCTTTCAAGGGAATGTTATTAAATACGTTTGTAGGTATCGTTTCAAAAATGGTGTTGAGGATTTAGAAAAAATAAAACATTATTGCGACCTTGAAATAAAAAAAATGAAAGATAAAAAAGATTAATGCAAATAATAAATAATTTTATAAATGAAACAGAAGTATTTGAAAGTATCGCAAAAGAAATTTTAAGTCCTAATTTTCCATGGTTCTTTAGTCCAGTTACTGGGCATATAAACGATCATTCAGATTTTTTATTTACCCATTGGTTGTACGATGATGGTAAACAAAATTCAGCATATTTCAACAATCTATTGATGCCACTATTAGGTAGATTACATATTAATTCATTAATAAGATCTAAAGTAAATTTATATACAAAAAAATCAAAACACATTAAAACAGCTTTTCATACTGATCAATCTGAAAAACATAATGTTGCTCTATTCTCCATAAATACAAATAATGGATACACATTATTTAAAAATAAAAAAAAGGCACCCTCTATACAAAATACTATTTGTTTATTTGATGGACAATTAGAACATTGTTCAGTTGCACAAACTGACAAACCTTATAGAATCAATATTAATATAAATTACAAATGACAGCTTTATATGGATGGGGAATGTTTTTATTTAGTATAACTGCTTTTTTTATTTTAGCGTTGTGTTCTTACGTAGTTATTAAAGAAGTCATTAAGGAGAGAAAAAAAAACGATGAATGAAGATAAAAGATTATCTAATATGGTTATGGAGAACCATTATCAATGGTGTAAAGAGAATGGGAGAGATGTTTCATGGTACAAAAAAAGGAAGAAATTATTAAATGTGAAAAATGTAATCAAGCCTACGCGGTAGTGGTGCATAAATATGATTATTATTGTGCAGAATGTTATATATTTCACCTTGGTTTACCAATAAAAACAATGAAAGTAATTGAAGATACAAATTTTAGTAAGAAGAAACAATGAAATATGATCCGGTTAGTATTTATAATTGGTATTGTTATGACCCTGACAGGGTGCGTAAAAGATTACGATCTAAATCCAGCCACCACTATCGTAAGGTATATGCTTACAAACTCTAAATGACTCATCAACTTAATTTTATTTATAATGATAGTGATTGGATATGTCCGTCAGAGTATCCAGATTTATCACAAGCTAAAGAGATAGCAATAGATATAGAAACTAAAGACCCTAATATAAAAACAAAGGGACCTGGTTGGGCTACGTTTGATGGGGGGATCGTTGGTTTTGCAGTAGCAGCTTTAGGTCAACAATGGTATTTCCCAATTCAACATGATGCAGGTGGTAATATGGATTTAGCCATTACTACAGCTTGGATGCAAGATGTTTTAAAAACACCAGCTACTAAAATATTTCATAATGCTAGTTATGACGTTGGTTGGTTATTAGTAAATGGTTTTGAAATAAGAGGCAAAATTGTAGATACAATGATTGCTGCTGCACTTATTAATGAAAATAGATTTAGTTTTAGTTTAAATGCTTGTGCAAAAGATTATTTAGGAGAAATTAAAAATGAAACATTTCTTAATGAAAAAGCAAAAGAATGGGGCATAGACCCTAAAGCAGATCTTTGGAAACTGCCTGCTGGATATGTTGGGTTTTATGCTGAACAAGATGCAGGACTTACTCTACGATTGTGGGAAAGATTTAAAACAGAAATTACTAAACAAAGTTTAAATGATGTTTGGGACATGGAGATGGAGCTGTTGCCTATATTAATTGAAACTAGAAGAGCTGGTATAAGAGTTGACGAAGCTAAAGCTGCATTGTTAAAAAAAGAATTCAAACAAAAAGAGTCTGAGGTTTTATCTAGTATAAAATCTCAGACCACGCTTGATGTAGATATTTGGGCAGCTAGATCAGTAGCGCAAGTGTTTGACAGAATAGGTGTTGACTACCCACGGACACCGAAAACCGGAGAACCAAGTTTTACCCAAAATTGGTTAGTAAATTGTGATAACCCGATAGCGCAACTAATAAGACAAGCAAGAGAAATAAATAAATTCCATTCAACATTTATAGACTCCATTCAACGTTATGTTCATAAGGGTAGAATACATTCAGAAATAAATCAATTAAGATCTGATCAAGGTGGAACAGTATCTGGTAGACTTTCATATTCTAATCCTAACCTACAACAGATTCCTGCAAGAAACAAAGAATATGGTAATAAAATTAGAAGTTTATTTTTACCTGAAGAGGGCAGACAATGGGGTAGTTTTGATTACTCACAACAAGAACCAAGAATTGTAGCACATTACGCTGCATCAACTAATAATGAATTTACAGGCAGTAAAGAATTTATAGAAGCTTACAAGAATGAATCTGCAGATTTTCATCAAATTGTGGCTGATATGGCACAAATTACTAGAACACAAGCCAAAACTATCAATTTGGGGCTTTTTTATGGCATGGGTAAGGCTAAATTAGCCAAAGAATTAGGTATTTCTAAGGATAGGGCTGAACAATTATTGATAAAATATGGTGAAAGGGTGCCTTTTGTTAAACAATTAGCCACAGATGTGTCTAACTCAGCTTCAAAGTATGGGTTTATTCGGACAATAAGGGGTCGTAAATGCCGATTTGACATGTGGGAGCCATCTACCTTCGGAATGAACAAAGCCATGCAATACGAGGAGGCTAAGGCCGTTTATGGCAATAATATCCGTAGAGCCTTTACTTATAAGGCTTTAAATAGATTAATACAGGGTTCTGCAGCGGATCAAACTAAACAAGCAATGATTGATTGTTATAAGGCAGGTTATAAACCAATACTGCAAATACATGATGAGCTGTGTTTCTCCATAGACAAAGAACCAGATATTAAAAATGTAAAAGAAATTATGGAAAACGCCATAGGCGATTTTAAAGTGCCATCTAAAGTTGACGTAGCGTTAGGTAAAAGTTGGGGTGAGGCTAAAGAATGAAACGAATAGATAAAACAAAAAAATCGAATCTAACTTTTTCAGCTGTGCGCATGAAATATTTAAGAACACCTGAAGATATATGGGCAGATCTTACTAAAGAATTTGATTTTACAGTAGATTGTTGTGCTTCAGACAATAATCATTTACTGCCAAAATATTACACAATAGAAAACAGCTGCTTAGACAAGGATTGGTCTGGAGAAATTGCTTACATACACCCTTTATTTGATATGAAGATACCAAAATTTGTAGAGAAGGCTTATCATACAAAAAATTTTACAGGTGTTTTTTTACTTCCGGCTGCTACACATACAAAATACTTTCATGATTTTATATATAAAAATCCAAACTGCGAAATAAGATTTTTAAAAAAACCTGTACGTGGATTTCACTTTGGTCATGACGATGGTACAAAAGATAATCCTTTTAAATTAGGTTATATCAAACCTTTAATGATTGTTATATTTCGAAACCCTTAAATTTAGAGCGCACGAGTCTTAGGTAAAAAGTAAGTTTTTTTAAAAGCTTAACCTGCTTTTTTTAAAAGATCAGTTTTTGCATCAATAACACTTTGTTCATTGATCTTGACCTTTACATCTTTAAGTTCAATGTCGATCCACTTCATATCAGTTGTAACCCTACCCTGTGACAACGCTTGTGTTGCCCATTTGGATTCCAGTTGAAGTTTTTTCGCCACTAGTTCCTGTAGAGACATTTCTGTCAACCTCCTCAAAAGTTAAAAACAAGAAGTTGGGATCTTCGAAACCAGCTCCTGGTTTTTCTGTTACGTCTCCTGAGTCAACCTTCTTTACAAAATCCTCAAGAGCGGCTTTATCG